GAGGTCGCCACCGACGCAGTGCAACATACACCTATCACAGTAATGTGATATCTTACTCCAAAGGAGGATTGTTGTCGTTAAGTAAAACCACAAACCGGCAACGGAGAATCCCATACCCATCAGGGCGTGGGAAAGTCCTTGTCAAGTCAACGAATACCTTGAATGGTAACGTGACTGTCGAGGGTCCGTTTTTCAGTGAGTGGCCAACGCTTAACGGGACACAGATTACTGTGTCCGAAGGGCACCCCTATCACCTAATTAGTAAAGGTGAGTCGGGAGACATCGGAGGTGACTTCTCAACGTACAAAACCTACGTCGTGGGATACCCATCCCATAACGTTCGGGCTGTCGGAGAGAAGGTCATATCCATCACTGGCGGATCTGTTATAGATCGCGGTCAGTATGATGGTCCGGTGTCGCCAATTAGACCAAGCGACATGTCGTGGCATCAGCCGGGATACGCAGATGAAAATGCGTTGACCCAAGCTGGTGCTACTGCCGTTGCGCGGTGTAAGCCCACAAACTCAGTGGCTGACGCCGCTACCTTCCTCGGCGAGCTCTGGACGGGTGGGTTACCCCACCTGATCGGTTCTCGCGGTTGGAAAGGTAGAGCTGAAGTTGCGAGGGACTCTGGTTCAGAGTATCTCAATCTTCAGTTCGGCTGGCTTCCTTTTGTGAGCGACGTTCGTAGTTTCTCGAACGCCGTTCGTCACGGATCGACTGTGTTAAAGCAGTACGAACGTGATTCAGGGAAGACAGTACGCCGGCGGTACCGCTTCACAACAATCAAGTCAGGCAAAGACACGTCAGTGCTTGCGACGGACAGAGGGGCTTACATGTCCCCGAGTTCGTCAACAGTGCAGACGGACGTCGCGTCTGACTTCGGTGATTGGATTTTGACCAGTGAGACGGTCAAGGACAGATGGTTTTCAGGTGCGTTTACGTACTATCTACCGAGCGGATATGACTCCCGCAACGTGATGGATCGTTACGCCCTGTATGCCGATAAAGTTCTCGGCATAGATCTGACCCCAGAAGTTCTCTGGAATCTAGCACCGTGGTCCTGGGCTGCCGACTGGTTTTCCAATACGGGAGATGTCATTTCGAATCTCACCGACTGGTCCAGCGATGGTCTGGTTATGCACTACGGGTATATTATGGAACATACTGTTACCAGAAATACCTATAGTCTCCGTGGTGGTACCGGTCTACTCGACCGGACTATCCGGGTGCCGAATGTGTCAATGGTCTTTGAGGCCAAAGTACGCAGACGGGCTAACCCCTTTGGGTTTGGAGTTGGCTGGAACGGCTTGTCACCGCGCCAGCTTTCCATAGCCGCAGCTCTGGGTTTATCTCGGAGTTGACGAGTGGGTTCTTTTGGAACCTGCGTCATCCACCAGGGATTGCTACCAAGTGGTCCCTTGTTAAAGGAGCAAAGCCTATGGCATTTGCCGACCCCCAATCCATCACGATAAGTGCCGCTACGTCTTCGTTGCCGCGTGTGAACACGGGCAACAACGGAGCGGAATACTTGTCGGCCGATGGCCTAATCAAGCTCGCTGCGAACAACGCCTACGGGCGAAGGACGCGACGTGTCTTGAGGGTGGACCATTCGAAGATCACAGCTGACCCGTTCTTGCCCGCTGCCAACGTGAAGGTTTCGATGAGTAACTACATCGTCTTCGACACGCCAGTGGCTGGGTATACGAACGCTGAGCTGCTCGCCGTTTACACTGGCTTCAAAGCCATGTTCACGGCGTCTTCGGACCTGCTCATCACCAAACTTCTTGGCGGTGAGTCGTAGACAGGAGTTGATTGAGTCGTTGCGATGGGCCATTATCATATTTAACTTGATCTTGGTTCTCACGGTGATTTTGTCAACTCTAGTCTGGCTACTAGGAGGAGGAGCAAGAAATTTGCATCTACCATTCTAGTAGTTCGGCAGCTAAGGCTGCAGGAGGTATCCCCTCTATTTAAGGAGGTCCCCTGAAAAGCCTGTTAATGCTCTGGAGTAAGGTGGCGGACGAGTCCGCCACTAGATGCTGCACGAGCGCCACCCTGGACATAAAAACTGTCCGGGAGCGGTCAAAGCACGAGGGTTTGTCGTTCCTCACGATAACCCTTCCTGCGTTCGGTAAGGACTTCGAAAGAAGTCTCGAACTGGCGCAGGTCGATCGACGTCTTTTCGCTGGTTTCCAGCGGAAAGCAGAGCTCCCCCGATTCTTAGGGGGTTTTCTGGATCTTGTGTTTGACCGCGGCACTGGTTCGTTACTGTTTGACCCGTCGGTGGAAGCAATCCTTGCTATCCGTCAGCTTACGCTGATGTTTGGTAAGATCCTGGTACCCTGCAGCGATGCTAGGGTATCTAGGGCCTTCGACGGGTTTGTACAGTGTGAGTCAGAAGTCAAGAGTAGCGATGATAAACGTACGTTTGCCGAAGTTCAGGCATTCAGACGCGTCGCTGACGTGCTTTTTGGAAGAGTTTTAGCTAAACTCGAGCGAAAGCTCGCGGGCAGCGTAGACTCTGCTCCTTACAGGAGCCTTGTCCCTAAGCACGGCCCAGGGTCTACCGCGGACCGACTTCTCGGAAACGAGAAGTACGGCCAACGTACCTGGCCTCTACGCCTGGAGCGAGCTTTTCCAGCAATGGATTATCTCGTTCCCAACGAAGGTTTTGGATCTTCGCTTCGTGGCGTGGACTTCTGCGAACCCGGGCAGGAACGACCCGTGAGGATCGTTGCTGTTCCTAAAACGCTGAAGACACCCCGCATTATCGGTATTGAACCGACTGCCATGCAATATGCACAGCAGGCGGTCTTGCCGATGTTGCTTGATGCGCTTAACAGAGATGATAATCTGTCGCGCATGATCGGGTTTGACGACCAAACGCCTAACCAGCGAATGGCGGAATATGGGTCCATGTATGGTACCCTAGCGACGCTCGACTTGAGCGAAGCGTCCGATCGTGTCTCCTGGCAGCTCGTACGGGCCTTGTTCATTGACTATCCCTTTTTGTTTAGGGCAATCTCTGCGACTCGGTCCCGGAAGGCTGACGTACCTGGTCACGGCACTATGCCGTTGGCTAAGTACGCGTCTATGGGTTCAGCTCTTTGTTTCCCTGTAGAAGCAATGGTCTTCTTGACATTGATCTTCTTGGGGATGGAAGAGCTTAACGAACTAGTCACTAAGAACGTTGTTTTTAGACGTTCTAGTGAGGTGCGTGTCTTCGGGGACGACATTATTGTCCCCGTGGATCAAGTGCGTGGTGTGATTTCTTCGCTTACCTCCTTCGGGTTGGTAGTGAACGGACGCAAGAGTTTCTGGAATGGTAAATTCCGGGAGTCTTGCGGTAGGGAGTACTATCATGGCGCGGACGTTTCTATTGTTCGCGTTAGAAGAGTATTCCCAACATCGCACCGGGACGCTCAGGAGGTCATTTCGATCGTTTCGCTTAGGAACCAGCTTTATTTTGCTGGCTACTGGGCCACGGTCAAGTGGCTTGACGATGTGATCAGGGGAGTCATAAAACACTTCCCTACGGTCCTGTCGTCCTCGCCTGTACTGGGTCGTCATTCGTTCCTGGGCTACGAGAGCCAGATGAACGATGCCGAGCTGCATAAGCCTCTTGTCAGAGGCTATGTAGTCACTGCTAGGATCCCCGAGAATCATCTCGATGGTCCTGGCGCCCTGTTGAAGTTCTTTGTCAAACAAGGCGGATTGCCATCCGTCGACGAGGAGCATCTGAAGCGTTCTGGACGCCCCAAAGCCGTCGGCATCAAGCTTGGGTGGAATTCCG